AAATTCATTTTCCATTATATTTCCTGCTTAAGTCTTTGATCGTGAAATATTACATGAGTTAATTCTGGATGTGATGGACATTATACTATCGCTTCCGGATATCATGTTGTAAATCGTATAGGTTACTGGATTACTGAAAACCCACACGATTTTTTAACTGATGTAATTGATGACTAAATTTTGGAGAAAACTGAATGAATAACATAAAATTAGCTGTAGTTGCTTTACCTGCAATAGGTAAAACAACTTTATTACAAACACTTACAGATACACTTGTAATTGCAAGAGACGGTAAAAGATATCCATTTGCACAACCACATATCAATGTTCCAGATTACACTTCAGTAAGTGAATTAATTGATATCATAGCTAATACTGTCGAAAAATATGAAGATAAATTCGGTAAATTACCTAAAACTGTTGCTATTGATTCAATATCTAAAATTTTATTAGATATCGAAGGTTATTGTTTAGCTACTATAAAATCATTTCCATACGGAAAAATAAATACAGAAATTAAAGAATTTGTAGATTTTATTGAAAGAGATCTTGCTGAAGTATTTAACATAGTTTTAGTATCACATGCTTTATATAATGAAGACACTGTAGGATACTCACTAGTTAATGCTGGTGGAAGCTACGGCAAGAAAGGCGGAATTCTCTCTGAAGTAGATGAATCAGTATTTTTAGAATTAAAAGGTAAAAAACGTATAATTCATTACCGCAATCCTAAAATGTGTGCAAGAACTACTGTTGGTGACTTACCAGATAGCATAGAAGCTCCAGAATTTAATCTTCAAGACCATTTAACTATGTTACAAAATAAACAGTCTAAAGCAGCTGAATGGAGTTTATAAGACATGCTGTGTTTATTTCGTAAGCACCGGTATGAACATATAGGTAATTTTAGCGAGTATGACAGAAGAGGCTTATATCAATGCAGTAACTGCAAAAAAATTGTTATGAGTTTACCTTCCGAATTTTTTGACAAGCAAACAAAAAAAGGCAAATTCCGTCTTGAAGACGGTATATATGTGCCTTAACAAATTAACGTTCTTTACGCTAAATGTTGAATGGGGTGAGTTAAAGTAGCAGACGGATACATAGCTCATCATTAAACCTTCGATGGGAGGCAGTCAGCATTTAGCTATTTACCTAATTTTCGTAATGAAAGTTTATTCATTGCGTTTTTAACCCGGGAATTTTCCCAAAACTAAAATAACACACTGAGTGTGTAGGAATAATATATATATGAGTTTTTTCAAATCCTCAAAAAAAGCAGAAGACATTAAACAAGGTGGTAGTAACCATATCAACACTTCTGGTGTTTATCCAGTTACAATTCTTGCTCCGATAGTAAGTGTATCTAAAGGAGGTTCTACTTCTATTGATATGTTTATTGAACATGCAGGACAAAAACAGACTATCTACGGGAATCTTCGTATTACCAATAATGATGGTTCTCCTAATAAAATAGGAGCTAAAATCTTTAATCAGCTAATGATTATTGCAGGTGTAGATGAAGTAGCAGATCCTGTAGAAATTGAACTGCCTATCGGTAAAAAAGAAGCTATGAAAGATGTAGCTGCTTTAGAAGATTTAGCAGATATTGATGTTATGATGCGTATTCAAATGGAATATGATAGTTATAATGGTAATATCACAGAAAAGAAAGTTATTAAAGCTTTCTTTCGTTCTGGTGATAATGCTTCCGCTGAAGAAATTGTTAACGGAGAAGAAGCTGGTGAAGCCTTTAAACGTGAATCTAAATACCTAAATAACATTACATTTAAAGACAGTGTAACACCCGAACAAGTTAAACAATGGATTGCCGATAAACGTCCAAAAGGTACAGCCGAAAATTCTGCTGATGAAGAGTCTTCTACTAAAAAACCTAGTTTTGGTAAAAAACGTTCTTTTGGTAAAAAGAAAGAAAGCTAATCGTGTGGAATACCTTTAAAGCAATAGGTATTACTTTACTTGTTGTATGCGGTATTGGAATAGCAGCTCTCATTATTTATTGGGGAGCTGTTATTTTAGTGTTAGGAGGTCTTTTAATACTTGTTTTTGTAGTAGTAGCAGACCATTATGATAGCAAACAAGAGTAAAACTAATAGAGAGGAATATTAGATGGTTAAGTTTACCAATATCAAGAATGAGAAGGATGTGGTGGAGTGGGATAGTAAATCAGGTACATTCTACTTTAAGGAAAAGAAGCGGTCTGGCCTACGATCCTATCGAGGTGATGACGATTCTAAGATGCAGATCATGTGGGATGATGACGGAACAATGACCCCGTACTGGGGTTGGTAAAAAATTAGTTTACATTCCTACTAATTCTCCAGCGGGTACTACTAAAGTTTGATCTAATATATCAAAAGGAGTATTAAATCTATTAAATAATCCCATATAAAATATACTTGTATCAGTAATATCATCCATATTTCCAAATAAATCATCTAATAATAAAATACTTAAAGCAGAAGCTGGTTTTTCTTTAAATTGTTTAAAAATAATTTTCTGAATTCTGAAATAAAATTTAGTAAACATTAATAGACCTACATCATTAACCCACTGCATTTCTCTAGAAGTTGGTACATCATAGTTAACAAAAGTTTCTATAATTTCATTTAATATCTGTCTACGATAATTTTCTTTAGCTTCTTTAGTTTTTAACCTTTTAGGAATTGCACTAATTCTTGTACGATATAGTGCATATCTAGCCATAAAATCACTTACTTGTGTAGCTTTAAGCAATAACTGATAAGGTTTAGTATCTTGTGTAAGATATAAATGTTTATAAGTAGAAGTAGCAAAATCAGGCAAATATCTATTTGCTATCTGCTGTACTTTATCTCCAAGTTTAGCTTTAGACGAATAAATATCTTCTTCAAAATTTACGTCTTCAATAATACTCTGAAATATTCCTTCATCTAGTAATTCTGATACTACATTTTCAGATATGTCTGTTTCTAACCTGGCTAATTCTACTTGCAATTTTTTAAGTTTAATTTTAGTCAGTGCCTTATCAGAAGCGATAATTCTTTTTACGATATCTCTTCGTGATACTGCTTTACTATATTTATCTAATTCAATTACAGCTTCACTTTGATACTTTGCAATATTTTGTGTATTTACACCTTTAACCCAAAGTAAAATATTATTACTTATAAAATTAGGTAATAAAATAACACCTGTTTTAACTACAATATTACTTTTAGCTATATCAACAACTTCTGTCCATATTTTTCCTATATCAACATTAGGAGCATCAGGAAAGAATGAATTTTGTAGTATCCAAGTTAAACCTTCATTCATATTTCTAAAACCAGCTCCGACTAAATTTTGTTGATCTGTTAATCTTAATTTTCTAAAACCAAAAATTAAATTAACAAACTCTTTCCGTATCATTACAGGATTACCTTTACCCCAAATATCTTCCATATCTTTTTTCATTTCTTTGGGCATAAGTCTATACATTTCACGTAATTCTTCATCCGGACTAGTATCACTAATATCTACAAAAGCACTTTGATCTTGTAAAAACTGTGCATCAAATTGTCCTTTAGCAATAAGTAAAACCTGTTTATTAACTTTTACAGAATTTACTTTGTCTACAATACTTCCAAATGTCCTACCTAAAGAATAATCAAATCTATTATCTCTATTTAATATTGTATCCTTTGCAAAATCAGTCATAACATAACGATAAGAGGCTGTACTACCGCTTTCATTAACTACTGGGACCAAAGCTATACCTTTAGTTTTAAATCCCTTAGAAGTGAACTGAGCCTTAATATCTGAAGCAGTAGCTTTCTTTATTTGTCTTGTTTTAGTTTGAGCATCAAAATACGTACCATCTGTAACATGAGTAGTATAAATATCTTCTAAAGTAGTACCATTAGCCTGTCTACTAGTCAAAGAAGCTATAGTTTTAACCCATGGCGAATTAGAAGCAGATTTATTTACGTATAGGTATCTAGGCTCTGTATTATCATTAGTATCCATACGTAATTTAGTATCTTTTACTAATCTGTACCCAGCTTTACTCATCTGTTCGATTGTTTTTTGTTTTTTATCTCCAACCTTTATATCAATATTAGGATCAAAATTTTCTTTAGTATAACCTTTAGCAGTTAAAGCTTTATTACCATGGAAAAGTTTTTCTAAAGACTGCTTTTTAGCTAATACCTGTAAATTAAATAATGCAGCTATACCATTAACTTTACCGTCTACTTCATTTTCTCTTGCGTATACATCAGCAGCTAAATCTTTTTCCTTTTGAGATGTAGCTAATAAACTGTATAAAGTAGCTAATTCATCTATTAATAATTCTGCTTTAGCAATATCGCCCTGAGCTTCTACACTTACATTATTTAAACTAGCTATATTAAAAGCATTACGCATCTGTCCAGATACAAAATCATCTCCTTTAGCCATAAGATTTCCTAATCCTCTAGCTTGATGAATATAGTACCAACTATTAGATCCATCTTTTTTACCACCAAATTCTGTAGATAATAGTTGAGTTTCTACATCCTGTATAAATATTGCTAAAGATGCAGGATCTCTTAATATTTGCATTAAATTGTCAGGTGTATATTTATCAGGCTCCACAGTAGTTAAAAGAGCTGTTATATCTGTTTTCATAAAAGACTTATAAACAGCAGCACTTTCTTCTTTTGTAAGTTTAGTATGTAAACTATCATTTAGCTGTTTTATTACATTATCTGCTTCATGCATTCTAGCTTGATCAATAGTCTTTTTAGAAATTCTTAACATAGAATGCCATACAGAATTATTTTCAGTTAATCCCTGCATCTCTCTGACTAATTTAGTAATAAAACTTCTTTCTGTAAGAGCTATATTAAAGCTAATTTGTTTTATAGCTTTTCCTAATGCACCATAAATTTTTGGATCTAATAATGAAACCAATGTACCTACAGTTCTTCCTACTTTGGTAGTAGGCTTATTGTCACTTATATTATATTTATGTGCAGGAGCAAATATGAATTTATTTAGTAATCCTAAAGTTTTTTCATTTACTCCATCTAAAGATTCAAAAATCCTTAAAAACCCATATTTATTTTTTTCATTAGTAGTCATCATTTGATCTACTAAACGTCTTAAAGCTACATCTCCCGATAAGTTATTAACTTTTACAATTCTATTTGAAATATTAATAATAGCATCATGAAACCAATTTTTTAGTTTATCCCACAATGTGTTGGTTTTTTCTGTTTTTGTTTTTTGTTTTGTTTTTATAGATGCTAATTTCTTAACCATTCTCTCATTAGATAATCCATAAGCTACAAATTCATGTAAATAAGGATTTATCTTTTTAGTAGTAATATGTCCAGTATTAGGATCAGTGACTTTTACTTCCTCTATTCTAGTACTATTAAATATATAATCGTATGTCTCTTTAGCTGTTGTTATTTCTTCTTTACTAGGTTTTTTCTCACCTTCTGGAAGAAAGTCTTTATATGTAAATACCTTTTCAGCTTGAGTATATAACCGTTTAAGAGCACTTCTGAGTCTAGGATTACTATCTATAGCATTTTCTGTTACAGCGTGTATAAGCTCGTGTACGTACACTTCTTGAGCTGATAACTGAGCATTATTATTAACTGTACTTGCTGAACCTAATATATGTATATCCTGAGAACCGTCTTCAAATGTTCTTTGAGCACCAAAAGTAATATCAGTAGTTTCACCTACTTTTAAATCAATACTGCCTTGTAATTTAACAAAATTATCCATTAATTCTTCTAAACGTGCAGTATGAGCTAAAGAATCTTTTTTAGTACCTATTGAAGCAATAGCATTAAATACTGTTTTAATATTTGTAGCATTAACAGTAGCACTCATCAACGTAACAAAATTATCAAAATCTACTGTGCGTGAAGAAGATCCTTTTATGGTACTAAAAGCACTATCTATTAAATTTTCTAATTCCTGTTCTTCAGATAGTTTCAATATTCCTTGTAAGACTACCTTATTACCGCCTGGTGTATGTGCAGCATTAGCTACTGTAATTACAGGATTATCCTCTATAAACGTTTTACGTTTAGCTTCTAATTCCAATAAAGCTCTTTTATAGAGTGTACGAAATTCAGCAAAAGATGTTTTTTCTGTCTTAAACCCGTCAGGTGTTTCTCTTATTACATTTATAACTTTTTTGCTAAACAGTTTATTAACAACAGATTGAGCATCTTTAGTATCATTAATCAATTTATTATATTGATCTACCAAAATGCTTTCAGGTCTTTTAGGCAATACGATAGAATTCGGTTTAGCTTTTTTATATGCCATACCAACACTAACTAAACTAGCATCAACCTCTTTCAGTAAATTATAAGTTTGAGTTGTAAATTGTAAAAATGCTTCATTATAAGATTTTGTACCTTCTTCTACAGTAGCTAAAGAGTGAATACCTGCATCATGAATACTAATTGCAGATACAGTTGTAAGCATAGCTTGCTGTATAGCAGAATCTAAATTATGAATATTAACTACTGCTCCAGATACGCCAGGTGTACTAAATTCATATGCTGTTGAGTAATTCGTTAAACTACTGGACTTAGTTCCGTTTGGAAGGTTGCCACTGTACTGCTGTTGATTTTTATGTCCAGAATCATATTGTCTTTTAATTCCGCCTTTAATAGCTGCAATACCATCATCTAAACCATCTGATAGTGGACCTTTTATTACTGGCATAGTATTTCTTATACTTTCTATAATAGCTTCAACTTCTTCTAAAGATAAATTTCTTTCTTTTAAAAGAGTTTGATTAGCTATTTCAGCAGTAAATTTACTATTAAATAAAGCAAACATTATTTCAAAAGATTGGTTGATGTAGTTTCTATAAACCATAAATGAACCAAGTCTCTCTGTAAGTGCTTGTTCTAAAGCTAGACCGTAAGTTTGTTGTACAGCCTCAAGAAAAAGTTTTTTCTGTGTACTGTTTAAAACAAAATTTTTAGCTTCTGTTTGTGGGTTTAAAGGAGCTTGATTATTTGTTATCTTGTTATATAAATTTTCTAAAGTAGCAAGAGTTTCAGGATTATTATTAGCAGCAGCTAATTCAGAATAAAACTTTTCTAACACGGTATTAGAAAAAGAAACTTTAGCTTTTTCTATAGAAGCTCCATAATTAGTAAGCATTAAAGGATCTTTAGAATACAATCTTCCTGTATCAGATATCAAACTACTGGAATCTTCATAAAATGATCCAACAAGAGATTCTATAGCTAAAATAACAGGAGCTGATTTAAGACCTGATTTTTTATATAGCTCGACGAAAGATGACCAGGAAACAGCTAATTTTTGATATAAGTCATAATTTTTAAGCTGACCTCTCCAAGTAGGATAATCACTAAAAGTAGAATCGTTAGATACACCGATAGCTGCTCTATCATCAACACTACCTGTCAGAGATTGCATCATACCGATAGCTACACCACTAGTTACAGCATCTGTCTCTATTGCAATATTAGTAACAAACGGAGTAAACGCTAATCCACTTAAAGCAGTTAATTCCGTCTGTCCTTCAATAGCTTTACTATAAACAGCTAGAGCATTTAAAGCTTCAAATGCTCCTACACCCCTACTTGAACCATCCGGTTTTATTAAAGCCTGTAATACGATTTTCTGAGATTCTTCACTTAAGTTATCAGCTGCAATAGCATCAATAGCTTCAGCGTTATTTTTAAAAATATCTTCAAATTCTTGAAAACTATCTTCTGGACTTTGCTTATCTATATCACCACCAAAATTTTGTACAACAGCTAATTTAAACTGTTCCAATAATTCTGGTGTGTTTACCTCAAGATTAAAAGAATCTAAACCGATTAAATGACGCATCATATTATCGTCTAATGGGTTTAATGTATTATTATCAATAAAAATACGTCCATTACGAGATACAAAGTATTTCATAAAAAAACTAGCGTTAGGACTTTTTAGCTGACTCTGAAAGTCCATAAAATTATCTATAGATCTTTGTATTTTATTATTATGTGCTTCAGCTTTAATACGCTGTGTTATGTGTAATGCTTCTATTTGAGCTTCTGTTTTATACCCTAAAATTTCTTTATATGTATTTTCATCCATACTAAAAAACTTATTACTAAAATTTGTTTTAATTTTCCATGGATCTTTTTGTAGTTTCTTTAATACTTTTTTAGTTTTTTCAGGAACTTTTTGGAGAGTTCTCCGCATAAAAGATACTACTTTTCTGACAATCTTTTTCTCCGGAAAAGAACGATATTCTTTAGCTCCTAATAATTTTGAGACTATAGAAGTTTCTCTGTGCTGAGCATTTAAAGCAGTAGCTTTATCTTTGTTAAGTACTTTAAGAAACATAACAATATTCTGAGAAGGATCTTGATCCATAGGTATTTCAGTACCTACACCGGTAAATCCTTCTAAAATTGTTTTTTCTACTGGATCTTGACGTATATATCCATCATGCATCATAAAAGAAAGAGCTAATTGTCCTAAAGCTACTTTCATCTTTTCAGAAAATGCTCCATCAATTTCATTATTTTTAGCTTTAAACCCTAATAAATTAAATACATCAGTACCGATAGAATCTATTACCTGTGCTTGAAGTACTATATCCGATAATCCTTCTCGTTCTGTGTCAGTTACTTCCGTTGAAGTATTTCTACCTAACATTCTATTAATATCAGCATCAGTATTACTGAGTGTTCCTAAAGAAACAGTAGCTTGCCAGTTATACACAGCAATACTTACAGCATCTAATACAAGAGGATCAATAGTTAAATCACTAAGTTTAGTTCCGGACATTAAATAAGCTAGTACGTCTTGTCTTAACTCTTTAGGCTGTAAAGGTCTAGATTGATTACCGCTACCTTTACGTTCATTAAATACTGCATTAAAGCCTCTATTAGTCATAAAATTCATTAGTGGAGGTTTGCTATTACTACCTTTAAATAAACTCGCTAATCTACTGGATAAGCCGTTGATTTCACTAATAACTGCTTTATCTGCTTCATTGGCTTGTTCTAACTCTTTTAAACCCTCATGAGTAGTTAAGTACTCTGCTAATGTAAGGCTTTTAGCATAAAATTTATTAAGCTTAGTTCTGGAAAAAGATAATAAGTTGGAAAGATGCTTACTTGTTGCAGTAAAATTAGTACGCTTCATATCACCAATAACTACTGTGTCTGCATTTACAATAGTATCTCCAGCACTTTTAATTTGACGTAATGTTAACTCTATTTCTTCATCAGTCATACTTAAAGGGATAAAGTCTAATTGTAATGCTGGCAACTTAGATGCTCCAGCAGCTTCTAAAAGACTGTTTCTTTCTTTTAATGTAGTAGATAGAGCAGCATTCAGAGCTGTTTCTTTTTCTCTTATAGATTTTTCAGAATTACTAAAAATACTTATAGCTTGTTGTAATGCTGAATCTTTTTTGATGCTTACATTATTAAATATCTTATTTATTTCACAAGCCATTATATAATACCAGAAGTAATTAACAGTCCTATCATACCTACTAGTTCTTCGTCTTCCAACCTTAACTGGGTTCCCAGTAGATCAGCGTCTTCTAAAATAGTTTGTCGTAGTATAGGTTTTCTGTCTATGCTAGTTTTAGCTGATCCATCAAAACCAGATACAGATTTAGTTTCTGGTTTGTATATTATTATTGTTACATCTGGATCTACAGGTGTTGCTGAATATCCCCAAGATACACCCCAACTTAATCCCCAGGAATTACCCCATGAACTAGACATTTAAGGATTCCAAGGATCTAGTTCAGTACCGGTTCCTGTGACAGTAGTATCAGCAACTGATTTGATGTTTACATCCAACTCGTTAGCTACTGTGTAAGTCATCGGATCAGTTTTTGAATTAATAGCAGTTAACTTTGCATCTTGACCTGCTGTTAAACCTGAGCCAGAGCTGTAAGGTACAACATGATCAGGTGCGAATATTAACGTCCCACCAGAAGTATCTACAAGATCAACACTTGCACCTGATATTGAATCTCTACCGTAACCACTACTAATAACTAATGGTACAGAAGGACTAGAAGTATTCTTGATAATGAAACTAGTTAACACGTAATTAGCTGTATCTATTGCATCAATAAAAGCAAAATCATCTTGAATACCTGTAGCAGTATTAAGCCAGTAAACTTCATAAGCATATATCTGAGGCCATGTGACAGAACCACCTGCTATATTGATATTAACTAGATCATTAGTGTCATCAATAGTTATACCGGTTACTGATGAACCATCTATTGCATTCGTATTATATACAGTGTCATCTTCCTGATTAGCAATGTAAGAAATATCATAACTACTGGTTGAAATACTACCAACAACAGCTTCAATCATTAATTTAGCAGTTGCACCAGCGACATCAGATAATCTAACTCTTACAGTTCTATCAACACTGTATGTTTCTGAGAATTGATATGATGTGCTACCTGGTACACCGTTATACAGTTCAGCAGAGTTTGCCGTATCGTAGAGCTGTACTCGTGTTGTTGTTGTTATATCAGAAATCGTAACAGTTGCAGCTTGTGCAGGTAAATAATAAGTTCCGTCATCAGCTTGAAATCTTGTGAAGTCTGGATGATCAGCACCACTTCTTTCAACATAAAATCCTACTAATGTTGGTGTAGCACCCTCTTTATATCCGTACTCTGTCTCCACAGCTGAAGCGTTGTGGATAACCATGTCAGGCAGTTCAAAATACCTTAAGCCTGTTCCACCAGCTATGACCGTATTAGGATTATTTGCGGCATTGTAGTTAAGTTGGTTTGCGATATCCGATCCACTATTAGTTCCACCGTCTACAATCTTATAAGCGAATACTTTACCACCTACAGTCCCACCAGCAACTAAAGTCAGATCTGCTGTAATACCTGGATCTGCACCAGAATAGCCATGATCTTCATTAGCTAGACCGACTTGGTAGAGTGTAGATCGTAATGCTGTATCTCCGCTTGCCGCTAAAATATCAACTCTATCTTGCTTACTTCCAGCCAAGAATGCTTTGATCAGTAAATACTCTGAAGTGTCTGTAGTTGCTGTTCCGTCATGATCAGGATCAGACCAGTATTGTAAAGCCTCATTGACTACATTATTCGTTAGAGTAAGTGCAGTAGAATCCCCTGAAGATGTCTGCCTATAATGCGTTGTTGCTCCTGTGATACCGCCTACAGTCTTAACAGCACACCATCTCTCAATCGGGTTAGTGCTATCAGCAGCATCATAAACCTCACTACCAGCACCCTTCCACTTGGTCATATCTGAGCATGTCATACCGTCAATCAGATCTACTCTAACCAGTCCACCGATGACATCCATCAACAAAGGCGTGTTGTAATAACTTGAGTTAGTGCGGATCAAATCAGCTAATGCAGACCTTACATCTAATGCTTCCTGATCAGCTACTATGGCTAATACTTTAGTTGTACGATTGTAAGTGTAATCCGTTGTTATAACTAAATCGTGAGATAAATTGTAAGCTTCATCAAAATCTAATGTGATATTATAATCATCGTTGTATGGAGTAACATCCTGACGATTAACAGGTACATAACCCTGCTTCAATACCTCGATGTCTATCGGATCCGTATCAGGATATGTATAGACTAAAGATGTTCCTGTAGTGCTAGTTGCTGTTTGACTGTCATCTTCAAAGTATCTGATCAGTGATGAAGCTGTATCTGAATTTATAGTAAGAGATACAATTGGAGGTGAAATAGTTAATGTTCCTACAGTAGCATTTGATCTCAATTGAGAGAAGCCACTGCTGCTATCTACAGCTATTGTTAATGTTCCTGTACCTGTGTACTCAATATCGTATGAGCCTTCACCATTTGCAACAGTCATGCCTGAAGCAGACCATGATCCTGCACCATGATTGCCAGTAATCTGAATAGCTAATCCTGGGAAATTCTTAAAAGTACAATTTTGTAGTTGTTCAAATTCAGCTTTAGAAGTGACGATTACAGGATTAGAGTAACTGTTACCGTCGAAAGTAGCACCCGCTGTCATATCACAATCATTAATATAGAAATCAGTAAAGGACACAAACGAAGCCCCCTCAACTGTCGCAGGATCTCTTAAAGTAATTTCATTAGCATTCAGAAATACACCCCCATCAAGTTCCATAGTCGCTGTAGAACTAGCGGGAACTATCAAGTCCCATTGGTTTGACCCGTTGATAGTACAGGCCATTTTAAGAGTACCGGAAGACGGAGCAACAATACCGACTCTTCCATTTGATAATTCTGTTTGAGCCTCTGTTGTATCAACAAATTCTATAGCGTCATACTTTAAATCTGCATAACATCCTGCTGCAAATTTTAACCCTCGTGACAAAAATAGCTGTGTGTCACCTTGAAGAAAACTGCAGTCAATTGGGCTTCCATATACTACTTTTTGTATTTCCTTTGTGCCGATGGGGCTTAAAGAGCCACCACCACCAATTGATATAAAATCATCAATCCTTACTGCTTCATAAAACGCTAAGTGATAATTTGAAAGTAAAGTAGAGTGATGCCAAGCGTATGAGACTTTGGCTATGTCTGTTAAGTCTACTGAACCCGGTTCTGTTAAGTCTAATGAACCCGTTGACGTGTCTAGCGGTGTTGCTGAAGATGGTTGAAATTGAAACAAGTTATCCGTTGTACTCCTATTAGCCTTTTCCCCTTCAGTAAGATTGTAAGCAGCCCATTCTCCAACGCTGTCTTCAAGTACAACAATAAAGCCATCACCCTGCAAATTAAGAGCGTCAGCCATGCCCAATCTATTTTTAAAATGCACTGCGAAAATAGCGTTAGCACTGAAATCAAGTACAGTACCATTCCAGTTATGCCGAATAATATTTAACGCATCTGCAGCCTGGGAGCTAATGAAAGATAGTGCAAATCTATTCTTAACCCAACGGCTGCTTTCAGAGCTATCCGAAGTTCCCGAATACACAGTAGGCTCTGTATTTATCGCTGTTATATCCAAAATAGGATCTTCTATGGTTGCACCGGCATCAACTTCAGTACCAATTAAGTTATCACCAAAACCGTGATAAAGCGGTGTTACATTATTGTCATCCAAATAAGGCTGTTTATTTTCACCAGTACCATCATCCCCGATTACTAGCGTTAAGCATCTGACTACTCCAGTTTCAGGGTCAGAGTTCGGAACTATTAATACACCGTCGTCTTGAATATTATAGTAAGTAACTAATGACATAGTTCCATTACCTATAATGTTGTGAATATATGTATAGTCCTCAACTTCGTTTATCGTTTCTTGTGTACCCGCACTGGACATTACGAAGAATAAACAAAGATTATTATCGTTAGTGCCTGAAAGCGTACCACCTGGCAATGCTGAACTGCTAATAAAAAGATCCGTTATAGCTAAGGGAAAGGTTGTTGTTGCATCCTCTCCACGTATTGCATAACTTGCTACTGCAAAATCATCTGAGTTAGTGGTGTTAATTGTTGGCTCTGTTTCAGTTGTAGAAGCTGCTACCTTTGCCCACACATGCACCCTTGCTGTTGTGTTAGCATTACCATCCCCCGTTAAAGTAACTTCAGTCCAACCAGTAACCCCTGTTAGATATAAGTTCCCACCTAAATCATCATCTTTCCAGGCTACCAACACCAATCTATCACCAATAGCGTACCCAACAGGTAATTTACCTTCAGGCGTTAGCGTAGGAGCTTCAGGGGCGGATATTTTTTCTGCGACAATTGATGGCATTACACTAAGTTATCCCGCGCCATGAGTCTTAACAACTACCACTTTATGGCGCTGGTGGAACAGTCAGTACAATCGTGTTGCTGTCTGTATCCTGAATATCCAGCGTTAACTTGATATGCAGTCTGCCGTTTTTAATCTCTGCTGCTTGTAGCAAAAGCCCTAGAAAGTTAAATAGATCAAACATTAGTCAGTCTCCGGTTTTGTTTGGTTACGACGAAAAAATATCACTTCTTCAAGTCTCAGTATTCGTTCAGCATTTGTGTCAATGCGACCTTCCATCCGATCTCCATCATGCTTATAAAAACGATCTTTAGTTTTCTTCTCAATCGCAGACCGGATGGAATCAATGTTACCGCGCATACGCTGATGCTCTTGTCTAACACCATCAATCTCTGTGCCATGATCTGCAAGAACCTTCAAAGCTGTGCTGATATTCTGCTGCATTTTATCCAGTTCTAAACTGTTCACTTTTTCTGATAGTTGCGAAAAAGCATAGATGCCTCCGAAGGCATTCATTAAGAATAACACAACTAATGTCCAAATGCCTTTGGATATAGTGCTGATCATCTCCAGCTTTTCTTCTAAACGTATTATCCGTGCACGTTCATCTGCAATCATTTCTGTATCTGACATAGGTGGAGGACTCATTTTATTTATTATTAATTGTTGATGAAATATCTATACTTTCTAAAAATGCTAAACATTTTTATACACCTAAGTTATAAATTTTAACTCAGAGATTAAATTTAACTCATCTCTAATTACTTTAAGACCTTTTATTTCTTTTCTCTTTCCTTCTAACTGTTCTTTACCTTGTTTAATAAACATTTGAGCAGTTTTCAGCATAATATTTTTATTACTTTCATTAGATGCAGCAATAATAGCTTTAATCTGTGAAAGTGTTTCTTTATTATCAATAGCTGCCTTACAAATAGTATCTGCTAATTCATCAGTGTCTACAGTAACTTTTACAGAAGGTGTTTCTCTACTGTCTAAAATTTCTTTTAGCGGTACACCAAACTCAAGAAGTTGCTCAAGGCTAAGATCTTTAGACATTACATTCTCTTATCATTGTCTGTAAAGCTCGTAGTATATCATCTTGTTTGATAATCATGTCCTTATAAGTTCTGACAGCAGCTTTATGAGGTTTAGCGTCTAACAGAATTTCCTCTTTTTTAAAACCGTCATATTCTTTAGGATCTGGTATTTCCATATCTAGAATAGCATTAAAAGCAGGTACAGGTATAAATACAGTCTTTACTGGTTTCGCAGTAGTTTCAGTATCCTTAACAACTTTTTGTTTAACTTCTTTAGATTCTTTTTTTGCAACAGAAGGTACAGTTTTTGTACTAGAGTCTTCTTTATGTATTTCTTTAATTCTTTGAACCTGATTGGCATGAAATACTACAATTTCTTCAAAACGAAATTCAGGATCTTCGTAGAGTAAACCATCATATCCCTGGGCTATTAACTCATCTCGTTGTTTTTTAGTGATACTTGTAATCTGAATGGTATCATCATCTTTAACTAGGTAAGGATTTTTTATATTTACAGCAAACTCGATTAAATTTTTACCAAATACTCTAGAGTATTCTACATTTTGGGATAGGTAAAATCCTATCTTGTCTGCTGATTTAGCGCCTACCCAAATTCTGTTATTTTCATCGTTAACTTTATTAGACCTTCTAGACTGTATTACTAATTTTTCTGGATCTAAATCTGTACTATGATAAACAATATTTTGTACATGGCTAGTAGGAAATATTGTTTGTTTTTTAAGTCCTAACTCTTTAACTGTTTCGTTTTCTTCTTTAGTTTTTGTACTAGAGTCATTTTCTGCTTCGGTTTCTTCTTTAACTTCTGTGTCTATTGCAGCTCTTTGAGTTTTTAAATCAACTATATTGGCAGTAACTTTATCTATTTCTTCTGATACTTCGTTTTGTCCTTCATATAAATTAATAATTTCTGCTTGAGCATTAGGGTCTAATAATTCTACTTCACCGTTTAGTATAGTTAATACTTCTTCAACTACTTCAGCATCTGTCCAATCAGAATTATTTTTATAGCTCTCACTATTAAATTCTTCTCTTATTTCATTTACTGTTTTGCCTCCAGATACAGGAAATAAAGGTTTACTTCCTCCTATCTTAAGCTTGAAAAAACTTTTATCGACATCAGTTACTGACCAATCTTTTCTGTTAAGCCCACCTATACTCTGTAAAAATTGCTGTACGTTAATATTATCTTTTAAAGTTTTATTGATAAGTTTACTGATATCAGTCAACTGTTGTTCTAATAGAGATAGTTCTTTTTTTAGTTTAAGTATCTGAGTATCGATTTTTCCTTTACTGTCAAAAGCTTTAATTTTTTCAGGGTTTTCTCCTGTTAATCCTAAATCAGTTTGTCTAGGTTTAATTACTTCGTCTTTTTTTGTTTTGGTTTCTTCTTTAACTTTTGTAGATCGTACTGTATCTGTTTTTGAGAGGGTTGTTTTCTCTGCAGCTACAGGCTTTGCATTCCCAGTAGATTCGGTAGGAGCAGCAGTTTTCTGTTTACCTTTTTCTTTTACTTCGGTTTTTGTACTAGAATCACCTTCTACCTTAATAGCTTCATTAGCTCGATTGTATATGTCCCTTAATGTTTTAATATTAGATTTAGTAGCTTCACCTTTAACTTTATTAACTTCAACTAAAAGAATATTTTTAGTAGCAGTATTCTTTATCTTTTTAATACGTTCAACAGTTTGAGACTTAACACTGGCTAGTGTTACTTTAGGTTTAACTGTAGTAGGTTTTTCAATGTCTTTAGCAGGCTCCTTAGCTTCTGTAACAGGTTTACTTTTAGAAGTATCACCTTTGTATGGCTTTATATCAGGAGTCCTTAAATCGGCTTCTGTAAGGGGAGATTCACCAAATTTTTCCTTAACATTAGAGTCAAATAGCCTCATAGCTGTACTCAGGTCTTTAATCTCCTGAGACAACTGCTTAATAAAGCCAGGAGAGTGGCTTCCTGTAGCGTATGAAGGCTGATTAGGTTGAGTAGAACGACTGCTTAACTTTTCATTTATACGGTCTCTAAGACCCTTTAGCTGCTGCAGAGTAAGCTTTGCTGCTTTATAGTCTTCTGCTGCAATAGCTAACGTCACATTTTGTCTATGTTGACTTAAACCTATAAATTTTTCCTTAGTACTACCAGTAGCTATATCTGCAGCTACTTCAGCTAAAGATTTTTCTCCTATAGGTCTAGTAATATTGATATCATTAAATTCATCCTGTAATTCTATTTTTTCCTGCGTAGCTTTAGGAAGATCACTAAATATTGTACTTCCACGTATTGTTTTAACAATATTACTTGTTACATCTCTACCTTCATCAATAGCTGAAACAACGGTATTGATAGCGTCTCTAGAATCTACTGTGTCCTCAACTGCAGATACTATCCGTTTTTCTGCTTCAGCTACGGTGGTAGCAGATTCTTCTACAGCCTTTAATTCAGAATGTATGGTAATAACAGCTTTTAGCTTCTTCTGCATTTCCAGAATTCTAGCGTCTGCTTCTTCAGCTTCTTTTCCGTCTAAAGATTCTCGTTGATTATTTGCTTTACTCAGATTAACTAATGTTTCTTTAATATGAGCCATACGGTCTTCAGCATTAGAGAAAGTAGTTAAATCTTTTTCTAAGTTTATTTCTGCTAACTCAAGAAAATCTTCAGCTTCTGCTGCAGACTTTTTACGCTTTTCTGTATTAACAGCTATTTTTCTTTCTACAAATTTTGCAGTTGCATCTATACCAGATTTAGCTAATTTTCCTGTATCTGAAGGTACGCTGTGTGCAGTTTTTATAGCTCCTCCAGCTCCAGCTCCTATAGCAGCATTTACTGCTGATGGACCTACTACACGATCATCCAGCAATCCTGTCAGTTTATCTTGTAAACCACTAGCTTTAGATAAATATTCAGCAGTAAATTCTTCTCCTGATTCTGCTATTGTTCCAGTACCTAAAGCAGCTCCAGTATTCACAAAAGGTACTTTAGATATAGCAGTTCCAAGTCTTCCAGATTTTTCTGCTAAAGCCTGTTTAAGTTTAATTTTTTTACCGAGTAAAAAACGAGATTCTATTAGTTCTACTGCAGTACCTACAGCGTTAGCTACTAGAATTGTGTTATATGCGTTTCCAGTAGGTAGTTGTCCATCATGACTATCTTTGTAGACTGTGATGGATTGTTCCATACGTTCACCCATACTACCGATAAAGGTACTAGCCAGTATAGAACCTTTAGCTGCCATAGCCATCATAATTGGATAAGAGTTTGCGATAACTTCAGGTAACGCATGAATATTGCTACCTACCGTACCAGCCATGTTTACAACAACATCAGCTATTCCAGTATTATCGTTGTAGTTATCTGTTAACTGTTGACTTAATTTTTGTACATTTCTATCATTGTAGAAATATCCTGTACCTTCCTGTATTAAATCGCCTAATTCATCAGCACCTTGCAAAGCAGCTTTAGCAGGATCTCCAAAAAACTTATTGAATACAGGTGCTACAGCTCTATTAAATGATGGAACAGTATCAGCTACGAATTGTCCTAAAGCTTTATCTGCTGGTGCTAGTAAATTAGATACTATATTAGGTGCAGATAATACTAAATTATCTAGATGTCCTACACCAGCTATTCCAGCACCAGCTATATTACCAAAGTATTTAACACCTTTTTCAAAAGCATTTTCAGAAAATAAAGCAGTATCATTTTTTAAATTGTAGTAGGACCTACTTTTTTGATACTCTCTTTCAGAATCTTCTAAAGACGGTATAGAACTTCCTTCAAAATTAAATTCAGGAATAGCTCTAACCTCACCAAGATCAGGAAGACCTAAAGTATTTTTCTTCTGTTGAGTAGTAACACCTAATGCGTTACGTTTAGAATCTACGACAGAAGTAAATAATGCAACATCCTGTTGAAGAGTATCTGAATCAGCCATTAGTCGGTACGAAAATCAATTAAGTATAACTTAAGTTCTTCTATCTCATCCTTAAACTTACTACGCTGTGTTTCTGTAGTAGCAGAAATATTTAATATATCTTTTTTAGTGTCTAGAAGTTTAAATATTTCACGTAAAGATAAAGCGTTTATTACTTCTGAATTCTCTCTGAGATAAGTATTCTTTAAAACGTTAAATCTATCTTTAAAAGATGTATTTTTCTTGTCTTTAGAACTTAAATTTTTTCTATATCTTTTAAAACTGTCTTCAGCTACTTTTAAATTAAATTTTAAGTCTTTTACTTCACTGGACAATCTACTTGGTACAGTTCTCTGTTTATTGCGATTTAACGGTGTAAGCTTTTCTTGTCCTACACGCGGTGGCAAATCTATGTCGCTATGCTCATCAGACGATATACTTCTTTGATCTTTTTTGACTGCTTCTTCTAACTCCCGTATACGCTGGCTAGTCTTAGGTGGTCCAGTTTCGTTAGTTTTTTTGTTTACTAATGAAGGGTGTTTTTTAGGCGTAAGCACATCAGATAATGTAGAAAGAAGGAATTTATTAAAGTCATCACCCATTCTGCTATAGGCTATCGAAGTATCTGTTCTATGAAGAATTTCTTGTCTAGCTTTCGGAGATTCTATCTCATCGAAATCTTCAGGAGCTATAGAATCTATCTGCTCTTGTGTAAGATCAGCAACTTCTTTTCCCGTTATATTACTTGGTACAGTAGTTGCTTTTTTCTCTAAAAGTGTAGATTCAGGCTTCTCTAAAGGTTTAGGTTTAGGTTCAGGTGTAGGTGTAGGTTTAGATTCAGAAATAGTTGTTTCTGATTGATCTGCTTGGTCAACAGCTTCTTGGTATCTTTTGTTAAATAACTGTGTGTTACGTATAGTGTCAGTTACACCAGATTTACCCAAGACATTACCAGCAATAGCTCGTTGATCAGATTTTAATTGCTGTTCCATCTTAAGTATTGCTTTATCTACAACTGCATCTAGTTTAGAAGCTGCTTGTAAATTAGCATTTTCAGGGTTATTAGGATTAGCTAATTGTTCTATACGAGCCTCAAAATCCTGTTTATCAACTCTTTCATCGTCTATAGCTTCTTTAGTTGCCTGTAAAAACATCCAAGGTTTTACAGTATCTTTATTTCCTGTAAGTCTGTTACTTACGTCAACAATAAGGTTTTTAAAATCTACTCCTGAAACATCACCAACAGTTATATCATACCATTCCCACCACCCAACTTTTTGAGACATATTTTTATTAATATAGTCTATAACTTCTGTTGGTTTAGTATGTAAAACAGCTAATGCTTCTTCCGAGGTATAGCCATATTCTGCAGCTCTTTGTTGTTTTTCAAAAGCTACTTCTTGTAATTTTAATTCGTGTAATTCCTGAAACTGCTCACTTTGTGCATTAACAATAGCCTGGTCTTCAGATGTTAACTTATTAAGATTATCTTTATAGCCTTTAAAGTCTGCTTCCATTTTAGCTATTTGAACAGGAGTAGCATTTTTAGACTTACCAAACTCTCTAATATCTAAGTTTGCTTGTCTTTCTGTACGTACAGGTTGAAATGTAGATTTTTGTAGAGCTAAACCAAAAGCATTTTTATCTGCTTCTATTTGAGCTTGAGAGTCTACTAAATCTTGCCCAGTACCTGTAGGAGTAGCAAATCTAGGATTAAAACCAGCATCTAGAGTTACTCGACTAGCCAAGTCTGGATTAGTATTAAGAATATTTTGAATAGCTTCTCTGTTTCGTTGTACATTTGCAGTATATTGATCTTGCTGACTAGCACCAAAAACGTCAAATTGTTTATTTCGTAATGCACTCTCTGCTTGTTGTATACCAGCAGCATCAACATATGATTGACCCAAAGAAGTGGGATCTAACTGTGCTAACTCTTCTTGAGTCTTAGCTTGTCTAAGAGCATTTTGAAACTGATCTGTAGCAGATTCCTGTATACCGGTTTCTACCTGTTTAGCTGTAGTAGCTAGTTTATTTAGTCCAGAAGTAATTAGTGCTCCAGCTTTAGTTATGTCAGGAGCTTTAAAGTTAGATACTTCAGTAGGACTGTAATCTATATTAGCCATTAGAAAGTACCTGTTATTTTACGATTTTCAGCCTGATTTAATGCAGCTTGTATTGCAGGTTGTGTATCTCTACCACTAGCAATTGAAGCAGCTTTTGCTCTATCTGCTATTTGAGCATTCGTAAGTTGTGCCTGATTATACAAATTAGTTTTAGTAAGATCCTCTGTTAAGTTAAAAGCATCTTTATAAAGTTTTAGTTGTTCTAGTCCTGTGTATGCTTCAGTCAATCCTGCAAAAGTGTTTAATCCGGGAATAAGTACGCCATCTTTACCAAGTAGCTGCAATTTATTTTTATTAGGAAGTCCTCCTGCACCATAGGTACTAGAGTCACTTGCGTCAAAGTTAGGAAAATTAGGGATATAGTTATTACTTTTGAAAGGTAAAGTTGCTGGATTTGTGTTAGAAAAACTTCCTAAGTTAAAAGCTAAATCATCTCCACCAATAGTACTTTTTTGTGTGTGAGGACCAAGCTGAGCAATTCTAGGAATGATGTTGTGTGATTGCTGTGGAGGATAATACTGCTTATTAAAATCAAAATTTGTATCTGCCATCGGTCTATTCCTGAAACGTTATTAACTATGAGTATAACTTATATATACTCCAAATTTAAATTATTATCTACGTAGTTGTGCATTTGGTCAAATACCAACAATCCCGGAGCAGTGTTTAGAGTTCTACTAAAAAATGTTTCAGGAGTTTCATACACGTAATTTCGTGTATCTATAAGTGCTGATGGGTTTATAGCTGTATCTACTTTAAGAAACTCTGCTGCAGCTTCTAATTCTTTTTCTGCTTCTTCGCTGTTTTGTAGAAATGTAAGCCTATCTTCTTCTAGAAGTTCAAATTCTGTACTAGTGTATATATTAGTTACTTGAGTTACGGAGTTAACAGATTTCAGAAAAATTTCAGCAGTTGTTAGTTCAGAAAAATCTGTTGTAAGCGTTGTTGATACAAATACTGCTGCAACCAATATTAAAGCTCGTGCAGCATCATTATCCTCAAACCTTATAAGAAGTGATCTTAGTATGTATTCAAAAGTAAATTTGATTACTAGAAATGTAGCTATTGCTGTAACTACCTCAATACTGGTTCCACCAGAAGGAATAGCTAAAATAATTCCTACAGCAGTAAGTACAAAGTTAAGTATACTTGCAAAAGCTTTTGTTTTATACCATTTAACGTATTGAGAATCAGAAGCATAGACTGTTACATTAGCTGTTAAAGGTATAAGTAAATCTCCTTCAAGAGCAGTTAATGTATCTAGATAAGGTTTAGTTAAAGGTACTATAAAATTGCTTTGATTATCAGTTAAATCATCACCTTCAGTATAATTCTCTAAAAAAACCAGAAAGTTTTTATCCTTTTTAACTGTTTTTACAGTATGTTTAGAGTAGAGTCCATGAACTATCAGTTCTACGTATTCTGAAGGTGTGTGTTGATACTGGATAGTCATATAGCTTATATTAGCGTTTACTAGAGCCTCTATAGGAGTGCTATCTAAATCAGCACCTGCAAAAGAAATAACAACTTCACCAAAAGATCCAATCTTTCCTAAATTGGTGGTAGACGTTATGTAATTAAAAACTATTTCGTAATCGAATGTAGCAGATTCTACAAACACAACATTTCTAGGAGCTAATTTTCCTGCAGCTACTGCTGTGTCATATATCGTTTTACTCACTCTTGAAGTAGAAATAAAATCTTTAAATGTTTCATATATAGCTAGTTTCTCTACAGGAGAAGTGCCATAAATATTTAAACCGTAAAGTAAAAATATATCTGATATTTTATCTAAATCATCTATATCTGTTAATTCACCAGAATCTGTTTGTTGTTTAGTAAGACTTTCTGTAAATGAATCTAAATCTACTTTAGTTTTGGAAAGCAACTGTTTTGTAGTTTTGTATACATCACTAGTTTTATCAGAATTTACATTAGAATCATCAATACGTATTGGTACTACAGGAAATAACGTTGATGTATCAAAAGTATTAGTGACTACTAACGTAGGATATGTATTTAATGAAGGTTGGTACAGCCAGGTAATATCTACTGCTGGTGCAGCTACAGTTTGATATATAACTGTGTAGTATATCTCATTAGCGGGATAATCCAGTATAGGACCATAAGTAGAAACATTAATACCGTTTTCCAGTAATGCGGTAATTTCAGTTTTAGCAGCATTTTCCGTAAACCCTACAACATTCCATACAATAGCACCTATAGTTAAAGTATGACTATTATAATCATAGTTACTTTCATTTTCTTGTAACCACCATCTACCCCAAACTTCTATAGTTGGACGGTATAAGAAACTTTCAGATATTGTTATAGCTTCACCAGCTATACTTGTCAGTACCGGTAAAACTTTTTCAATATTATACCTATCATTAGCTAAATTAGATTCGGGTAATCCGTAAGTATAGTTGTTTTTTCCATAACTGTAGTAGTTATTTAACATACTTTTATACCCTGTTAAGTTATTTAACAGCAGTATATTAGATAGATCGGTATTCTGATTAATACTGGAAAGTACAGCATTAGTTAATCTGTCTTCAGGTATTTCTTCATGTATAGCTGTGGTAGCTACCTGTACCGCTACTAAGGTTTTACCTTTGAATGGTCCAAAACCCATAACATTAAACTATGGTAATTGTTACTGTATCGAACGATCTAGAATTTTCTGTACCAGTTATTTCTAGCTGGAATGTAATTTCACCAGCAGCTGCAGGAGCAGTAAAGTTAGGAGTAGCACTAGTATCATCATCCAGTAGTGGATCAGCTGCCCCGGTAGTATTGCTACCAAGTACTATTGACCACGAATATCCACCAGTTGTACTAATATCTTCAGGATTATCAGGATCATCAAAAGGAGCAGTAGATCCAGTACCATCAAGCATGACAAAAGAACTTTTGCCTACTTCTTGATTTGGACCAGCATCAGCTGAAAATTTATAAATACTTCCTGTAACTTCTACACCTTGACGTAATTTTATAATTAAATCTTCAATGTCATCATTTCTAGCACCATCAGGAACTTCTAAAGAATCTCCAAGTACAGACTTATTAACGTTCCATGAATCCATAAGTATTTTAAGAGCTTTTTGTTCTGCATCTCTAGAAAATCCCTTGATTTGAGCTTGCTGCAATTCTTTCTGTTTTCCTACAGCACCTAGTACAGGAGAACCCTCTAAAGTATCTTCTACCTGTGCTCTTTCCGTAAGCAACTTCTGGCCTAACAGAGCAGCTTCTGCAGCTGTTCTAAGAGCAGATGCTGATACTTGTTCCTGTATTCCTACATACGCTACAGCCTGCTGTAAAGCAGCTTGTAATGCACCAAGATATACTGTGGCATAATCTTTACCTGTAATACGACCTTGCACAAATTGATCTTCAATATGAACATTGATACTGTCCATAAATTTATCAAAATAACCAGTACCATTTTTTGTACCGGTTGTAATGTCTGTAATATCTGCCATCAGTATATCCTGGAGTTACTTTAGTGCTCTATAGAACCAGCCATAGCTTGACGTTGTGCTAAAGCTTTAAGTTCTGCTGTGTTAAGAGGAGGAAGTACTTCAATATTAAATTCAGGTACTAATTTACCTTTACGAATTTTTTCACCTCTAGGACCTTTTACAGTAGTAAATGCAGAATATTTACGTTCTTTCATTGCATCATATATGATACTAGGTACATGCCAACCATCTTCAGCATTAAAAGGTACATATTTTTTAAATGTTCCTAACTTAGCAGATCCAACAGAAATAATTTCACCTTCCCATTGAGACTTATTAGGATTCATACAACTTACTCGTATACGTACTAGACGATTAACGTTTTTACGTATTTGGGTAGTTCTTTCTTTAAGAAACTGATCATGAGTTATGTGATATTTCTTTTTGTTGATTGTGGTATTTAGTAATTGAGTTGTTGATACTTTAGGTTCTGTATTAGGTTCTAGTACAAGCCCAATTTTAGCCTTTAATTTATCAAGACCTATTTTTGGATGGTACTTAATATTCATTAAGTCAGCTCGTTTCTTCAATGTCTCTAGTTCACTGGGAATTTCACTAACTTCTTCTGTTTGTGTTTCGTCATTCATAATATTCTCTACTCAAGTAGGTTTTTGTTGGATGTATTATTAAAAGGTAAGCCCTCTTTCGAGGGCTACCAGTTTGTTACTTACTGCTTACCATTCAGCAATGGTCCAAACTACAGCCAGACGTTCTGGACGTAGAATCATAGTACCGTAGTACCATTTAATGCTGTAAAACCCTGTTTCGCCATAAGGATCTTCAGGACGTACAGTTTCACCAGGCTTCTTGTGATTGATCTTAAACTTGACAGTTTTACCATCAGTTTGAAAACCGATAGTAGTAAAAGATCCGTCACCAACAACAAGCATTGGATAAGCATTGTAGTGAATAGCAGTACCTGCAGGATTAGAGCCAAAACGGTAAGAAGTAGATTCTTCAGAAGCGTTTAAAACCTCTAGACCAGTACCTTCTTGATGCATCATTTCTGGAACAACGATAAAACGGAAATTATCAATTGCACCAAACTCACCACGAGCAGTATTACCTGCATCAGCATACTGAGCTACTGGGATAAATGCCTTATTACCATGGTAATCAGTCATACGCATGATAGAAGGTTGTAACTCAGAACCTACATAGATATATCGAGCAGCATTAACTACTTTAGTATCAACCATACGAGAACCGGAAATAACTTTAGTTACTTTAGGTGTACGGTTATTATCTAGTTCAATACCTAATTTTACTAGATCATCGTAAGTAACAGCATCATTGGTATTATCAGAATCAAAAGGATTAGCTACATCATTACCCTGCAATGCTGCAATTCCAGAAGCACCGCCAGTATAACGAACTACACCAGCACCATTGATTAGATCAATCTGAAGCTGATCTTCTGTAATCTCATTAGCTGCCTTAACAGACTCACTAGTAAGATGTCCCAGTCGTTCAGGGTCAGAATCAAAATTCAAAGATTCCTCTGTATATTCATCAAAGAAACCAAATTTTTCGATATTTCCTTCAAGTTCGATACGTTTCATACCAACACGGTTAACTCGACCACCAGATTCTGACAGTGCAGGAATCTTACCCTGGATACTACCAATATCCTTAGAAGAACCGTAAAGGTTACCATATGGAAGCTTATTATTAACACCTAGAACTGACGTAACAACAGTGTCATAAGCACCAGCTTCAACAGCATCTTTCATTTCCAAGAAACTAGCATGAATACTCGCACCAGCATTGGTGATACTATCCATTACAAAACCTTCGTTTAATCCCCAAGCAACAAAGTTAGCTTCAGCTTCTAAAAGAGCAGCAGCAGCACTAGATGCAGAACCACGAAAATACAAAGTTTGTCGGATATCTGCACCAGTTTTTAGTACAGAGACGTAATCTATGTACGGAATAGTATCACCATTAGCATCAGTACCACCAGCAGACGGTACAACACCACCAGCAACAGTAGCATCTAAACCTTGTTCGTTAAGGTTACGATCATCCAGAATAGGCATATAGTGAAACTGCTTAATCTTCTTACCCATGTTTTTGGGCATTGCAGTAACATTTGCAAGCTGACCGAAGTACGCTTCTTTAGCAGCTTCAACCAGAGCTTTTTTATTGAAATAATCCGTACGTGTTTGAGTACCGATAGAAGAATCAGTACCTCCAGCCGGATCATTATACATTTGTTCGTTTGCCATCTTAATTCACCATAAATATTAAGTTAAATAAATTTTTCCATACCAAC